AAGCGAGGATATTGTAAATAGTTTGTTTAGTATCCATTTGTCAAAGGTATATTAAAAATCTGTACCTACAACGATAGTAGAAATTCCAGCAGCAGCCAAAGTGCCGTCCAAGAAGTTAGCAGGAACCTGCTCTTGTCCGTTCAGCGTCAAGGTGTAACCGGAAAGGTCTCCCATAGCAGCACCCGTTACAATCGTACCTCCAGTTACTTCGCAACCATTCTCCAGTCCGGCAACAAAGAAGTTACCATTGTAGTCCTCAACGATTACAATCGGACGACCGTAAGCCATCAATTTGATTTCCTTGTTAGACTGCTTGCTCAATTTGTGCAAGGTCAAGTTCAAGTTCTGGTCAAAAAACGTGGTTCCGGTATCACGGCTGGAGGTTACGGTTTGCTCAAAAGAAGAGCTACCCTTCAAGTCGTATTTGTAAGCCGTTAAACCGCTACCTAAAACGTCGATAGCGTCCGTGTTGGTTGCGTCGTATGTAACTGTTAATTCCTGATAGTTCAGAAAGTAAACAGCCGTGATTCCACCTACAACGTCCTTGCAGGGTTCGATACGGCCAAGGGAAAGTGCACAAGCCATTTTATTTGTATTTAGTAAGTTAAAAAAGAAAAGGGTGGGGCGTTATTACACCACCACCCCCTTCAAGGAAATTTAGAAAGATTAAGCTCCGTAGTAAACGATGTCGCTACCGATTCCGTACTGGATACCAGCAGACATACGCATAATCAAGCGGAAATTTTGACTTCCGTCGATATCCGACATATCAATCAGGCGGCACTCATTTTTATCCGACAACAGCCCGCAGCCGAAAAACAAGTTTGACTTCTGTGCAGCCACCATTTTGTTAGAAGACAAACCTTCGGCCAAGGCAACCTTGATACCGTCGAAGTACAAGTCCTGAGAACCGTACCACATAGTACCTTTGTTGTCAACACCGTTAGCACCTACTCCAGCGGCAGCGAAGCCACCCAAAGCACGTACATAGGCCTTAGCGACGTTCTGGGGAACGTAGATAGTCAAGTCCTGCTTACCGTACAAAGTAGAAGGGATAGCGTCTACAACCTTACCTAATTCTGCGATTACGTTAGCAGAAGTTACGGTAGTAGCAGTTACGTCGATAACATCACTATCAGCAGCGAACAAAGTTTGGAAACCAGCGAACTGGCCAGCAGAAGCGTTAACGCCTGCCCAGATGTTTTGCTCGATACGAGCAGCAACTTTCTCGGCTGCGTAAGCAATGATAAAGTCAGTGAAAGAGGCGGGTACATTCTTGAATGCAGAGTAACCCATCTCTACGGCCTGCCAGGTTTGTTCAAAATCTTTCTTGCACATTTGCAAGTTAACTTGGAACTCTTCCAAGGTCAAAACACGCTCGGTCAAGGTAACGGTAGATGTAGGGTCGAAGTCGCAAGTAGCGTCCTTCAAAATATCGTCGGTACCAACCTTTTGGATAACTGATTTGTAGTACACGTTGGGAAGAACCTCGATAAGGCCTTTGTCCAAGGTAGGTGCGCTCAAAAGAGCTGCGGCAACGTATTTACCAGCAAACTCGCCAGCATACGTTGTGGTAATTGAAGTAGTAGTAGCCATTTTTTAGAATTGATTTTATTTGTTAAGACGTGCGAGAACTCGGTCGATAGCAGATTCCGGTGCGTTCTGTGCGAGGTTAACTCGTGCAGGAGCGGGGGCAGCTTCTGGGTTGTGGCGGATGGGCATAGCAGCAGGCATATCCGAGGACATCTCCTGCTTCTTTTTGTACGCTCCCATCTCCTCTTTCATTGCGGACATTTCTGCACGCATCTCCTCAAGGATAGGCATTACTACCTCCTTGATTTTGTCCTCCATAGTAGGTTCGGCAGCTGCTTCAACTTCGACCTCTACTTCCGGGGCTTCTTCTTCTTCTGCTTCGGCTGCTGCTTCTTTGATTTCACCGATAACACCTTCTTCAACTACAACCAAGATGCGGCCATCTTCCATTTTATACTCACCGACTGGGACTGCGATTCTGTCTTCCTCTGATACGATGAAAATGGGTTGGCCTGCCTCGAATGATTCAGCTTCCAAGACGGTGCCGTTATCGAGCTTGGCTTGCGCCAACTCAACACCGGAGGTCTCAACTGCGGACAGCTCGGCAAAGAATTTCTGGAAAATTTCTGTTGCTTTCATAATTCAAATTACTCTTTAATTGATTTTGTTACATTTTTATACTGGCACCTTCACGGTAACGCCTACGCCCTGCGCTTGCAAACTTCCGTCGCAGCACTTGGCAGAATAGGTGTTATCCTTACAAAGGCATCCACGCTTGCCCCCCTTTGGGGAAGAACGGCTTGGGGTCTTTTTCATAATTTACCTAATTCTTTTAATTTAGATTCTGCCCAGCGTTTAGCGGATAACCCGCCCCACAATAGGAACGATATAGTACCGCACGCCTGCATATCTGTTTCGTCGTAGTACGCCTCAGCTCTTGATAGGTACGAATACATACGGGTAATGGTCTCTACGCTGATAGGCCGTCCGTCTGCGAGCTGTTGCGCTCGAATCTTGCCTACTGCCGTGGCGCATTTGTTGCCGCCCTTCTCGTTTAGTTCGATTCCTTTCTTAGCATTGTTGCGTACCGCTTCCGGATAGTCGGTGTACGATTCCATTTCGATTCGCTTCTTGCTCTTTAAGCGGCCATCCTTTTTAATCTTGGCTATGATATTAGAAAGCATAAACTCTGCTTCCTCCTCCTCGATGCGTTCCAGGTGGGATTCCATTTGCATCTTGTCAACAAAATAGCCCTCAATAGAAAAGCCCTTAACTCGTCCGGTCTTAACGTAGTTATTCCAGATATCGTCGTTGTTGACTTTCATTGAAACCATCCACGTACCTTCTGGTAATTCCATTCCGTAGATAGCCGTCTTGTCCTTTTTCGGGTCTTCTACAATCCAAGATTCTACCACCGACAAACCGCTTAATTCTGCGGCGTGTTCTAACGTGGTATTGCCTTGGTACCCACGCATCAAAAATAACTCCGACGCACGGCGTACCGTATCCTTAGAAAAGTACACGTAAAACTCCTCGCCGCCTTGGTTGCGGTAGATTGTTTTGTTTGGAATAAGGGCTGCGCCCATAAGGATACGTTTCTCCTCGTCTTGTGCTTTGAACTCTACCTCATACTCTTTTGCAAGGGTAATAAAGTTCTCCTCAATCGCTGGGTGTTCAACGATAGAAATTGCATTAATGCCGTTTAGTCCTTCGGTTTCCTCAAGGACAAGTTCAATTACTTTTTTCATTATCCGAATGTTGCTGTTCTTGCTCTGCGTCTTGCCAACTGTTGTGCGCTTGTAACTTGACCCGCTACCACGTATGCTTGAATTGGTTGCTGATTGCGCCCGTTAATACTTGCGGCTAATTGGTTTACTCCACCTTGGCCTACTACGTTAAACTGCGGGGTCATAGAGGCCCCAGCGGAACCCATATCCGGTGCGCTCGTATCTGGAGTAGGTGATTCTGATGCACTAAACTTTGTAGCTGCAATCTTTGCTACGTTGGCGGCACCAATAACCCCAGCGGCTACGGCGTTAGCAACACGTACCGGGAAAGGCAATAAGCCATCCGCACCCTTGGCACCTAACGCACCTACAACCGCCGTGTAAGTAGCCATAGTAGCGTCTGCAATTTGCAAGGCCTTATTAAGTTGGAATGCCTTACGTTGACGTGCCTCGTTACCTCCTGCAAACAATTCAGAAATAGAAGTAAGAGCTGATATTGATTGTTGCGCTAAATTCATATAGGCATCGTTAACCATTTTGCGGTCTTCAATATCCTTTTGGTTTAGGTCTTTCTTAATCTTGGCTGTTTCGGCTGCGGAGTTCTGCTCAATTTCAGCACGCTGATTAATTAACTCGTTGTAACGTGCTGTACCCAAGGTTGTTGCAGCAAGTTCGTCCTCGATAGCGGCAAGTCGTGCCGTCTTTAAGATTTCAATGTTTTGCAGTTGGACGTTCAAACGCTCACGCTCGGAATTAAGCAATTCGGAATCAAGGTTTAACTGCGCTTCTAACCGGGCGATATACGCCTCCGTATTAGTGCGCTCAATATCCTTTTCCTCACGGAGCAAAGAAATATAATTCATTTTCTGCTCGGAGCGTTGACCTTCCAAACGCTCGCCAAGGTCTGTAAGTTCCAAGTTGGCCTGTGCCAATGCTACGGCATTCTCCGTGGTCTTGTTAATGTTGTATTGCGCTTGGGCAAAGGCAATCTTCTTTTGTATCTGCTCCGCTTCCAGGGTGTATTGATTTTCAAGAATCTTGCCCAATTCCTCATTGGCCTTAATCCTATCCTCAATAGAAGCAAACTCATCGTCCCGTGCCTGGCGTTGCAATTCCGCCAACCGCTGTTGCTCTAACTGAATTTTTTGTCGTTTAACGTCTGCAAGTGCTGCGGCCTTTTCAAGTGCTGTAA